ATTAAAGTTACCCTTTTTCTGAAAAACATATCGAAATCTTTTCAAAAATCATCTTGACATATCACCAGATTGCTCCTAAATTAAGCCTGTACCGGCTGAATATCCTTAATTTTTGCTAAACAATCTTTTGCTTTCTGAAGTTCTCTGATTGCATTGGGGTTTCCGCTAGGAACAAACTCCTTTAAGGCTGACATCAAAGCTTCATTCTTTGTGCCTCCGAGCTGAGTGCAAAGAGAAATAATTTCCTTCTTAATAGCAGAAATATCTTCTTCAGCTGCTTCCGCCTTCGTAGGTTCAGCTTCAGGTGTTCTTACAACTGGCGTATAACCTTCACCAGAATTAGCCCACTGCATAATCTTCTTACCATGATTCTCTGTCAGTAAAGTCGCTCCTTCATGCTCAAAAATATGAGTGTTATCCTTCTGAACTTCAGCACAATTAGTCTTCTGATCAATCAAGAATGTACAAGTAAATTCATACTCAAATCCATCTCTCTGCTTTGCACCTACACCCAACTTCTGCACAGAAGTCTTACCTCTGTCGTCCTTGCTGACTTCATACTGATCCTTACCTCTCATCGTGGCAATGATATGAATAGGGGAGTCTGCAATCGCATTGATAAATTTGTTATGTCTCGGAGTGACTTTACCCCATGCCTGATATGTACCACCAGCTTGCTGCTGTAATTCCAAACATCCTCCCTTTCCTTCCCATTCATGAGAGGAAGAGTCGATAATCAGAATGTCGTAGCCTTCTGCTACTGCAAACTCAATCAATTCAACATACTTCTCAGGATTATGAGGAGCATCAATATCTACAATGTCATAATCAAATTCGTTAGCATAATAATAACCACGCTTCTGCTCAGTATTTGCTAACAGAATCTTTGCATCTTTGCCAGTCTCATTCTTGATTTCTTCCTTCATACCGGTTGCTAGACGTAACGCACCATATGTCTTTCCACCACCAGACGGAGCCATTAAAGCAACCTTTACATAAATCTTCTCTCTTTTAGCTTTCTTTACTTGAAAACCCATTAATAAATCCTCCTTAAAATATATAAAATAAAATATAGAACTATCTATTTAAACGCCCAAATTGGACGGAACATAGAAAATAAATTTATGATAAATCTATCCTCAACAGTGATTTTTGAGTATAAAAACCCAAGGGTATGCTGTTCTTCCACCCAAATATGAATGCTTTCCGCATTTATTCTCTTTTTGTCACGGATTTTATATATTATTCGTGACATTTTATTTTGGATTTTTTGAACTGAATTGTTCAAGACTGATTAGATATTATCTAAGATATTCCCTGTTACTTCATACATATCTAAATCGTATAATTCTCTCCATGATTCAAAGTCATCTCTCTGAATATACCAACCAACATTCATTCCGAGAAATTCATTCTCACCATTTCCATAAGATACTACATTATATAATTCTCCGTTTAGAATGTCGTTTTCAAAGATTAACTTACCATTCTTATCATGGCTGCCTGTACATCTACACAATGTCTTTGGATCTATTTCATATTCTCTAAACACATTTGGCAGTCCCCAATCTGTCATCTCATCACAAATGATATAATGACGTGTCTGAACAGGATTTCTATCATAATCTTCTTTAAAACAATATGTAGTCTCTTGTTTACTCGCATAAAATCCTGTAATCCATGTGTTAGTATTTAGTAATTTTGCTTTACATAATTGCGTATCAATCATATTTTCGCCTCTAAGTATTTATTCTCTGATTTCAAACAATTTTTCTACTGCTTTAACACGTTTTGTATTGTCAATTGTTCTTTTTACTTCTTGCTGCCATATACATTCCCATTGTGAAGGAGCTTCATGTTCGCTGACTAGCACAATATTTTTCTCGCTCATCTTCTCTGCCCAATTCCAAAATCTATCATAATCAAAATTCTTACTTACTCCATACTGCTTCGTTCCTTTATATGGAATATCACAATAAAACAAACAATCAATTCTATCAGAATATAGGTCTTCATAATCGCCATAACAAAATTGAATATCTTTTAATCTTGGAATCTGTTCTAACAAATTCCTTTTAGCTTCATCATAATAATTGCGTTCAGTTCCAGCTTTTGTATGTACAATACCGGCATAACCACCATCAAAAAATCTGCCATTATAACTTGCAAGAAATCCTATGGCTCCAATATACCAATCAGGATATGTATGTAATCCTTTATTAAAACATTCTCTAACGTCTGAGTAATGATCTTTTGTTATAAATTGTGGAAGATTTTCAATCTGATTTGGATTTTTGAACATTTCGATAAGATACTTATGATTGTCGGATGCAATTTTTGTATCACATTGCACTTTGTCAATTACATTACAGCCGCCGCAAAATGGCTCTATGTATGTTTTGATATTATAATCTCGTAGTCTTTCTTGTATAATAGGAATGATATTATCAACTATTCGAGATTTACTTCCCATATACTTCAATTACATATACACCAGAAAGTGACATGTCCTTAGTAGCTACCTAACCTTTTCCTTTCTGATTTTTATTCTTTCTTTACTCCAGGTTCTTCCAAAACCGCAATACTTAAAGTTCCTGTACTGCAATTTCTACCAATTCGTGTTTTGTAACCAGATTCATTTAGTTCTCTATCTAGTTCATACAAAGCATTTTCATCTGTGCTGTAAATTTTGCTACCTTTACATATTTCAGCAACTCTTGCATAATGTTTGTCTTGGTTTTGCCAATTTGAGCTGATATATATTTCTTGATTTATTGGAGATACTTGCGAAATTGTTGTGAATGGTTTAAGAATTTCTTCGATTTCATCTTTATGCTCTATATAGTCATCAACTGGATCCAGTAGCATATTTAGAAATGATCTGTATCCTCTTGTGCATTCCATAATATTCCTCCATTAATATTATCCTGATGAAACAGTGATTTCCACTGAACTGCTTCACTTACTTATTCTCTATTCGATTTTCATTTTTATTGGAAATTGTTAGCTGAATCGCTAAGATTAGTTATTCAAGAAATTCCTAATATCAGTCATCATTTGCTCTGATTCGTTAAGATAATATCTATGAGTATCTTCACCATCATAATATTCAAAATATGGAATTGGCTGCTCATCTTCATCATACATCCATCCAAGTTCTGAATACGCATCAAAATATACCGACACATGCTTTCCATTATAATCAATTACAAATCTGATAATCGCACCTGCAAATGGTGGAATAATTTTTACATCCCATTCTTTATCAAAGTGAAAAGCAGGAAGTTTTCTTGCCCAACCTCTAAAATCATGCATCTGTTCCACCCTTGATAACATTAGTGACTTATTTACATTTTCCTGTAAGTTCATTTGTTTCTCACCTCCAACTATATATTCTCTTATTTTCTTCTCTCTTTTCTATCAACTACGTGTTTATGACATTTTGGACATACACTATATAAAATATCAGCATATCCATCTACATAATCGTTGCCACCTGAATTAATCGGATCTTCATACACACAAATCTTTGTAGGAACAGTTTCTTTTTCTGAAAAGAAAGATTTTGTAAGATAATAGTCCTTGCACTCCTCACAATATGTAAGTTTGCCATTGATGATGTCTTTTGCTGTTTTAATATCATCTTCATATTGCTTCAAAGCCTCTAATTTTTCACTATCTCTTACCTTTGAAATAATGATGTCTTCAATATTCTTTAATATTTTTCTCACCTCCAACTATATGCTCTCTGTTTTTCTTTCTTCTCATTACTAATTCAAACTCTGTACTAGGATATGTGATCTGGTATTCTTCTTTTTTTTTACCTTCTGAATCTTCCATATTACCCATAAACCATTCATATACAGCAGCTATCACATCATCTGTAACATCTATTTTCTGTCCAATCCACATATGTTTTTCTGTATCCTGTGTTCCATAGTAGATTGTATTTGTTATTGGACTTACACCAAAACCTTTCTTTTTCGCCATTTATTTTTCTCCTTACTGCAACATTTCTGGATAAAAGTCATACAAATAATCACCAAAATCTCCACTTCTTTCTGAACCTGTTTGACTCTGCCAAAAATGTTTCCAGTCTTTACCTCTCTCAGTCTGAACAAACTGTTCATATTTAGGTCTTAAAGCTTCTATATCTTTACAAATATCACTCATTCTATGATTCTCCTTTAAAATTGTACCAAGAAATGTCAGTTTCATGTACTCTTATTTTACAAATTGCCATTAATACTACTAACATGACTAGGAAATACATTTGTTGTAATTGTTGTGTATTTTCCTGCAATATCATTATTCATCATATGATATAACTTCAAATAATCATTTACAGATAATTTCTTAATCTTGGCATACAAACTATCCATATTCTTCCATGTTTCATCATGCTGCTTAACCGTAACTTTCATATCTGAAATCTGTTCCATGAGTTTCTGTCTTTCTTCCTTACGGTTTGCAATCTCTTTATCTTTCTGAACACAAAATTCAGCAAGTTTCTGTTCTTTGTAATTATTTAAATACTCATCTACTGGATTAACTTCTTCTACTTCGTCATTCTTAATTTCTTCATTCATTTATATATCCTCACTTTCACTTTATTCCAAAAAATCGAAATTTACTCTGCCACAACAGACTCACCATGTATCTTGTGAACTACTTTTAATAAGCAATCAGAAACATTGAAGTGTTCTGCTAGAATATCCTCAATTTAAGTGTCATTTATAATTTTATTTTTATATGACTCTTTTTCTGGATATCCTTCATACTTGTCAAACAATTCTGCCATTGTCATATCATTGTATTTTGCAAGATCCATTGCACAAGCATATACATTTTTACCTGTTGAAGCACCTATACAATCACAAAGATATTCAGATAGATTAGCATATCTTGTTGTTTCATATTTCAATCCATTCCATCCAAGTAAACATTCACCATTCACTTCAAAATACGTATCAGGAACACCAAGTACACTACCATTACACTGTCTCCACCATGCCTCTTCACCTGCTAATTTAACAAATTCATCTTCTGACATATCACACATCTTATTAAATAGATTTTCAGATATTTCCCATACCTCATATCTATTCCCAGCATATGTAATTTCAGCATCATTTGGTGGATTATCTACAATGTCAAAAAATCTTTTTAATTTATTTCCTAAAATCTCCACTATTTTACCTCCGCATGAAAGCAAAATTTCGTCATGAAAAGTTTTTATTTTTTTACCGTCTCTCACAATCTCTGGGGTCTATTACTTCCATAGGGCTATAGCGATCTTTTCTAACAATTATATTACCAGTAGGCGTAAAGCTCATTACTCTACTTTGTTTAGTACTGTACCCATCTGAAAATTGCACCTCATCGCCAATGTATAGTCTATCGTGATTTCTATCGTACATATAAATTACCTCCATTTAAAAATTATATATTTTTTTGTTTAATTCAACATTGCTGCAATCTCATCAATTTCAAGCTCAGTCTTCTTATCATCAGATAATAACTTGTCCAGCTTGCTTTCCATTCTCTTCAGATCGGACTCTTCTTTCCTTAAACCAGATACCTCTAACTTGCTCTTAATGTCATTGATCCATGCGGTTACACTGTAACCTGAAATTTCAAAATCGTTCATTCCTAGATCCACAGCTGACATCAAATAAGAATTCAATCTAACCAAAAGTAACAATAAGGCATCGTCTGAACATACATTAATGTTAATAGCCATTCCGTCCATATTGATGACACAATTTGTTTCAGGCGAAAATCTAATCTTTCTCTCTGAAATCGACTTTTTCTTAGCGTCAATCTGCTTTTTTAATTCTAAAATTCGATCATCATTCTTACTCACGTAATTCATACTCCTTTTCATATTCTCTTCCATTTGCTAAATATTTCTGTTTAAACGCAGGTCTCAATTTTTCAAAAACTTCTTCAATAGATACTGGAATCATATGTGCTTCAATTTTCTTTCCATACCAATTATTAATCTCTTTTTCTTCTGACGGGAAAATATCGATTGCTTCTGTCTTGTTCTTCCAATTATACCTATAAACAATATATTTTCCGTTGTCTTCCGGTTCATATGGAGTCTCCATTTCATATTCAACATATTTTCCATCAACATTTACAAGGAATCTCGTATCTATATATCTTAATTTATCATCATGCCAATATGTGCTAGTAGAATTTTTGTAAAAATCCTCAAAAGAAAACTCGAAAAATTTGTCTTTGGTGTCGTCTATTGGAGAAAATTCCCAAGATGATTGCATTAAATCATAGATTTCAGAATAATTAGAAATACATTTATCGTTTATACAACTAATAAATTTGTTTTTAGGAATACTTTTAAATTGTTCAAAACAATATTTATCATTATATAATATGGCAAACCAATACATTTTTCCATATAACAAATTTTTTATATTTTTATATGGCACCTTATTATAATATCTATATGCATTTCGTTCATTTGGAATTTTTTCATACGATTTTACTCTTTCAATTTTACCATCTTGTTTAAATTCGTATCCATAACCATATGTATCGAATCGTCCCATATAAATCCAATTTTCATTATCCTTAGATAAATATGAAGCACCAATTATTAAATCTTTTGCTTTAATAGATTCGTTATTGTGTACGATTTTACTATAAGCTTCAATTGCTTTATAATCAGGAGATTCTACCGGCATAAGAACCAAGTCTTTACCATCCCAACCATATATTAATTCTCCTTCTATGCCCTTGCCTTTGATACAAGAACAGTTCTCCAATATGTATAATAAATTCTCTATAGTAATTTCAAACTCAAATCCTCTTGGATCATATACTCTACAATAGGCTTGTCTATGATCCCAACCTGAAGAGTAATCGCCCACTTTTTTATTAAAAACAAAACCTTCAGTTGGAACATTATCAAACTCAGTATTAGGAATATCTTTATCTCGCCATCCATTCCAGGATGTTTCTTTTCGTAGGACTCCTTTTTCGTCATAATAAATTACATAAGCTAATTTACCAGTATATGTATCTAAGCGATTTTGATATCCAACATTTATTCTTTTAGGAATAAAAATATTGCTTTTCAATTAATTATTTTCTCCTTTCTCGGTCTATGTCCTGTTACACATATTTTCATTACATTATTCTCCAACTAAAATCCAAAGCTTGCGTTTCTTACTCACTTTTAATGCATCAATAAAATCTATCTTATCTAGGTTTGTCATCAGATTAGGTTTATTCCTTCTAATTTCATTGATAGATGGATATATTCCCAACTCGATAAGAATTTTTGGCAAGTAGCGTTCTTCAGTATAATAAGTTTTTTCTTGTTCAATCCGTTCCCAATCTGATTCATCTAAAGCAAACATCTGTATAGGGTCCGCTATTGGCTTTCCTATTACTACATTCTCTATATAAGCCATGTCGTCATCCTCCTTAATTTATATTTTAGTCTACTGATTATATGTGATTTCCGCTCTTTTGGCTCCAACTACTACTTTACCGTGTAATTCAACCATTTTCTCCAATTCGATTCCAGAAAATCCTTCACCTACAAGTACTCGTTCGGTTCCATCTTCGAATTTATAAGTCCATAATAAGCTCATACACAAATCTCCTATTCTATTCATCCTCATCATATTGTCTTGCAATTGAATAACACTCTTCAGACAACTTTCCTGTATCCGTTTCAGAATACCCATAATCAGAATCAAATTTATTTAATCCAATATGTTTCTTAATTTCGTTCTGGTTAGATAAAATTTGACTTAGTGCTCTAAATAATAAATTCAAATCTTGACTATCCACTCGCACATTCTCCTTTTATTCATAATCTTCCGGATGTTCTTTATAATCGTCTACCACCGTTTTCATATATTTGAAGTAATCTCTAACAGTGTCATTGCCTTCGCTAAATCCGCTTGTCACTTCATATCCATCATCGAATATTGCAAAGGTCAAGAACTCTGAACCGTCTCGTTCTACTTCTATGTCACAACCTCTATATTTACCTCTCATAATATACTCCAACTTTACAGAATCCTAACTATCTGTTCATACAAACAAATGTCTTTATCATTAATAGCTTTATTGACATGCATATGACCAAACAAATATCTTTTGTATTCCGTCTTTGCTTTTACTTCTTCTAAATAATTAGTGATTTTATCTGGTTCATATAATCCTTTGCCTCCCATAAGATACAAATCAGATGTTGATGGGCTATGCGATAAAATATAATCCACTACATTATTATTCTCCTTAAGAGTCTCTAATCCATGCTGCATCTCCTGATCAGTTGGCATCTCTTCCTCCCACCAGGACAATCCTTTAATGCGATACATATATTTACCTTGCTTATCTAGCTTTTTAGCTTTTTCTCTCCAATCAGGATCATCATAATCGAGAATTCCGTCCTGAATATCGTGGCTACTTGCTCCACCAAAAGCGAAGAAATCCTTATCTTCAATGGTAAACAATTCTCCTCGCATTAGATGTAGTACATGATGTCGAATCACATGAACTTTGCCGCCGTTCCATTCTGAAACAGGGTAACTGTAGAGTCTTGGAAAGCATTCGTGATTGCCATCAACAAACACTGTTGTAAACGGCTTATCTTCCAACCAGTCTAACCAATATTTCTCTTGTTTATCTTCTCCGTTGCGATTCCATATCAGTCCGAAGTCTCCAAGAATGATTACTGTATTTTCATTTTTATTTCCAGAAAATTCTTTCTGCTCATAAAAATTTTCAGTACTCAATCTTATAGGATTTCCATGAATATCACCAGTTACCCATACACTCAAGTCATTCACCAACTTTCTAAAAATTTAGTCTATTACAGCAGCTCCAATTACAATACCAACATATTACATCGGATTGTAATAATAATCTGTTATATGTCATTACATTTTTCTTCTAACTTTCTTCCGCACCATGGACAATAATCAATATACTCTCTCTGATGCACATATCCATCGTCGTATTCATCCCATTCTGAAGTCTCAATATCCAAATAATATTCTCCATCTAATGTGTCAATAAATATACGATTATCTTCCGAATTATAATTACAATACCTACACATACTTTTCTCCACTCTGAATGATTTCTTCTAGGGTTCTCGGAGTATAGTTCATATAACTTTTCATACATCCAACATTGAACATATTACAAGGCTTATCATATAAAGCTTCCATCTGATACTTCACCTGCTGCATCATATTATCCTCGAAACTCGTATGAACATGTCCATATAACATATACCAACCATAATAATGATTATTGAAGCAAGGAATAGGATAATGGCAAAGTACAATACCTTTACCATTTCCAATATCCAATTCCTTATAATCGGTGATCTCACAGAATCTACTTTGTAATTCTCTGTTTTTCAGCAAACGGTTGTCGTGATTACCCTTGATTAAATGTATATGACCATTTAATCTATTAAAAATCTCAATAGTTTTTGTGGCGTTATGCCATGATATGTCTCCAAGCAGATATACATCATCATCCATACCAACCACACTGTTCCAATTTTTAATTAAAGCCTCATCATGCTCTTCAATAGACTTGAAGGGGCGATTATCAAAACTAAGCACGTTGGTATGCCCTACATGCAGATCACTTATAAAATAATTCATAAATTTACTCTCCTAATTTATCCTTATAAAACAATTTTCTAAGAGTACAAATATCTTTTGGTACAGAATCAACGTCTTCTACATCGTGCAGTTTTCTCACCCACGCATAATACTCGTTTGCCGTTGGAGTAGTTAAAGCAGATGTCTTTTTAATATAACCATTTCTAATAGCTTCATGTGAAATTGATCTCATAAATTTCCAAAAGTTATAATATGTAAGCTTTAGTTTAGTCATATATCCAACGCTATCTTCGATTACAAATCCTTCAATTTTTCTACCATTATATTCATAATCTTCTTCAAGTACGTCATAATACCAATCATAAAAAACCTGCCAGTTGGCAATCTCAAATGCTTTTTCTTTAGGGGTTAATCCAAACTGATATGCAATATCACACATGGTTTCATAATCATATTTTTTAAAATCTATCTGATTATAAATAATATCCAGTAAATATAATTTGCTCTCAGGATAATCAATGATATGTGGATCATTTTTTATATCAACATTTTCGAATACGAAAGAAACATTGTTTTCCTTCGCATACTGTTTCATTTTTTCTCTGTTTTCTAACGATATCTGCTCGTAAATGGCATCTTCTAACCATTCAGCGAATTCACTATCTATACTTGTTTTACTTGCAATAAACAAATCATCATGATATTCATCATAGCTTACAATTCCTAAATAACCGTTTTCCTTTACATAAGCAGTGACAGGAAACTGAAGTTTATATTGTAGCATATCAAACTTTGTTTCTGGACGTTCGTTGATGTTAAAAAATTTATTATACGCTCTCGCAACTACTTTTCCCTTGAAAGTATCAATATATAATCCTCTCGCTTTTGTAGTTTGTTCATCCCAAATTTTGTCATAAAAAGCTTTACTTGTAAAATTAAATGACGATACATTTCCAAATTTCTTTTCCTGGATATAGTTATTTGATCTAAGAGAGATAATAACGTCTGCAACAGAACTACTTGTTACGCTTTGCAATTCCATTACTTCCGGTGTTTTAAATACGTTATTTTTAATCTCAATTTCATGTATTCCCGTATTATCAATTTGGACACAGCGCAAACATCCTCCAAATTCAACTCTCCCTTCAAGATTAAATACTCTATCATTCACACGAATTGGAACTTGTTTTGTATTTCTATGTCCATGAATTTGATAATAATTCGATGGCATTTTTTCAGTAAACGTCTCTGCAATTCTTTCAAAATCATTATAATTGCCAACACCATTGATCATCTGGTCGGTTGCAACGAAAGTAAGATTGTCTGGAAGTATGCTTAAACCTGCATGAGTAACAAGATAAATATTTTCTCCGTATTTATAATAAGCACACTGCCCTAATTTTCTATAGAGTTGTCGTACATCCTTTTTATCAATCTTAGCATCATCCAGCTGCGGTTTTGTCACAAGCTCAAACTCTTTAGATTTACCAACACAATCATTAGCCCATAACCATAACCATCTCTCATGGTTTCCTTCTAGCATTAGTACGTTTTTCTTATCTTTGATAGAAATTAGAAACTTAACGACATCTGCATTCTCAACACCTCGATCTATGTAATCTCCAGTGAAAATATACATCTCATCGTCTTTAATACCCCCATGATCATCAAAATATTTCTTCAATGCAGTATAACATCCGTGAATATCACCAATATGATGAATTTTCCTATACTCTGACAGATCAAATAATTTCGTCCAAATCACATCCAATTCATTTGGCTTAATCACCTTAATACCAGATGGAATCTTCTGTGTTTTGAAACGTGAATACATTTTATCAATTACTGCATCAGGAACTCTTTTTAATTCCTCTCTATTCGAATTTCTTCTCTTTACCTCTTCAATAGGTATATCTGTAAAATCAACGCAATAAATTCTATAACGATATGTTTCACACATATGTTTATATCTATTCATCTCAGATGTCTTAGAATTCGTTGCATCTATTACTGTAAATTCACCTTTCTGCATACGAATTTCAAGCAAATTAAATAATGTCTTCCATACGGTTTTGTCATTATTTTGGCTAATTCCAACACTACCATCCGGTTGTAAACAAGGACTCTGACATAACAACCTAATATCATCTGCGGATAATGTATAAGGCTTTAAACCGTTCTGCTCAATCCATGTGGATTTTCCGCAGCCAGCAGAACCACGCAATAAAAGTAATACTCTCATATAAAATTTCCTTTCATTTTTATTTCTAAAATCTTATTCTCTTTTTTAATGGAATTTTTGAGCAGAAATGCTCTTAGATTTTTGACTCTAATCTTCTTTGAATAATTCACTACAATAAGGACTCAAACTTACATCATTTGCAACCTGGTTAGCCATCCTACCAACCATCCGAAGTGATTCTCTTATAATAGTCCCATTAGGATACCGGTGTTTATCTCCATATCCATAATTCTTATAGAAATCGTCGCCTTGGTTATTTTTCTTACACTACCAATTTTTAGCATATTCGATCTCGTCTTTGGCAATTTCAAGAGATTTAATTATATAATCTATTTTATCTATTTGGTTCATTTATTCTCACATCTGATCTATAATACTCTGTAAATTATCAACAAATATTTGTGCTTCTTCTTTATTGAGCATCATGAAATCACACGGAATGACAGCAGCTTTACATTTATCAAAAATTCCTTCATTTTCCCATGCTTTATAAAACTCGATAATGGTATCAAGATCTATATATTCACTGTCTGGATTCCACTGAAAAACTATAACATCACCTTCCTTTGGATGTATCTTTCTTAGTTCCGTCATATTCTTCTTAATAAATTTCTTTTTTTGTCTCTTATTCATATCTATCACCTATGTAAAATATTGACGCATAAGTTTATTTTTTAATCTTTGCACCAAACTCTTCTCAATCATTCTTTTATCAAAATCATCCAGAGAATTATACATATCCATAATATGTTCACTCGGATTTTTAATGTAATCCGCATATTGTTCATCATTCTCTACTCGTAATTTTATATAATCAAATGCATCTAATTCATCTTCAAAATAAACATTAAGTTCATTGCCATCTTCGTCTTCTACGAATATTACATCGCCATATGCATGAGTTTCTGGATTGACGCATTTTGTTAGTTTATATTTCATACTGATTAATCCTCATATAATACTTTTATAGGCTTATCCATTGTAGGAATCAAAAATACTTTATTATCTCCTATCTGATTATTAAATGATTTAGGAATCTCAAATGTCTTTTATCTATCACTGCCTAACCATTTTTTGAATTTTTCAAGGTTTTTTTCTTCAGAAAATACAGTACAAGGTGCTACTTTATCCACCAATTCATAAAACTTTTGCATTTCTTCTAGTGATGTTCCTACACTGTTATTCTCCATCTTTTATCACCTCAAACTTAATTGGTAACATAGCTGTGAATCTGCTATTCATCCACGGCTTTTCATTTGTAGTGAATCCATCACTAAATTCTTCTGCTAACACAAAATCTCCGATTGTATAAACGATAGAATATCCAGTTAAATCTTTTGGAATATTTTTGTTAACATTACAAGTTTTAAGATGAATTAATTTGTTTATACAATCACGCATCACATCTTGAAAGAATACAAATGAGCCATCGCAGACACATCGTTGCATTGTGAAATACTCAAAATCTGCATCAGGATTATATTTAATAATCACATTGAAATAAGGCTTATTATCCTTATGAAAAGAAACATTAGCTAAAATTAACTCATTATCTTTGGAATAATGAGTATTCTTAAACAACTCTCGTGCATCCCACTCAATCATAGATTCATATTTATTATTCTCCATCCCATTACACTGACTTAATGCAATTCTTTCTTTTACAAATTCTAATGATTTTCCCATAAATTTTTCCTAATTACTCATTCTATCTTTATCGTATTCATACATTGAACAAGCTTCACAGTGCAAATCTTGTTCCTTGCAATCTTCACAATCAAAACATCCACCATAAATGCCACCATTTTCGTTCATCTTACAGGTATTACATTTACAAGATTCACATGATTTATCCAAATTAATCGCCCCCTCAAAAGAAAAGTGGTTTTACTAGGCTTGTCCTGAATATTGTATAGGTTTTGTGACAAGCCAAGAAACCAAAATTCATATGCTTTTAGTAAAATGCTTCCGACATTGAATCTCCGAGTCTTACAAGATTCTCTACTTCCTTATCAGACATAGAATTGATTTCTTCAATCGGAAATGTTTCTTTAATTGCAAAATATGAATTATACCAATTTTCATCACAACCCATACTATTTCTTGCTGTGGTCAATACTGGTTTCTTAATATATTCTAATAATTTTTCTTTCTCAGTCATTTTTCACTCCTTTATACTCAGAGACTCTCTTACTTCCAACCTCAAAAATATCCTTATCTTTCTCAAAACATATGTAATTCCTACCTGTGTTCAAAGCTGCAACTGCAGTTGTACAACTTCCTGCACATGAATCAAGAACCAAATCTTCTGGATTAGTGTATGTCTTAATCAACTCTTCAATCAGTGCCACAGGCTTTTGTGTCGGATGAAGTGCTGACTTTTGAATATCCTTTGCAAACGTCCATACCGACTTAGGATATCTTTCTGTGCTATCATAGGTAGTAAGACCATGTTCTCCATAATCGGTAGTCTCTTTACAGTTAGTCTTATGTTCTGCTTTGCTAACTTTTCTTGGATGTCCAGTTGTTTTTTGTGGATTATATGTTGGAAGTTTCTTATAGAAAATACAGATATCTTCGTGCGAGCGTAATGGCATTTTCTTAGCATTTAGAAATCCTGTTGGCTGTGTTTTCTCCCAAATAAGATTATATTTCCAAAGCTTACGATTACTTTGCATTAAATCTGCAGTAAACATACCATTCGCAAATAGAATAATTGCACCATTGTCTTTAATAATTCTTTCATATTGTTCCCATAATTGTTTAAATGGAATAACTGAATCCCATTTATTTCGTGAAGTTTGTCCTTAACCATATGGAAGATCAGTACATATCATATCTATCGTTTTATCTTTTATGTCTTTCATTAAATCAAGACAATCTCCTAAATATATATTATTAGCTTTGATTTCCATAAAAATTAACACCACCTTTCTGTGAAATATTTTTCTCTAATATATTCCCATTCATCTGGCATAAAATTATATTTTGCCCTATTTATACACCATGGAATAATGCATAAATTTGATAACTCCCATGTGCATCCTTTGGACAATGGAACAATATGATCTAATGATGGCTTCGCAAATTGTTGTTTATTTTCATTTATCCAATTATCATAAGTATGATTAAATGTGTTATCATAATAAAAATATTTTAAAAATTCTTTGTATTGTTCATCATTAAAATTTTGTGAAACCCTATCTTTATTAATAATTGACGTGAGACATTTTAATTTATCAATATTTTCAAATGATAAGAGGAATTCCAAAGAAACATTTCTATGTAAATGACCAGCCATATTTTTATATAAGCTCATTTTTGGCATCTTTTTCCCAAGATTTGTTTTTCTTCCTTTTGCGGATAATCCAATATTTTTTCTATGTTCTTCAGTAAATGGTTTTTTCTTATATCCTTTTCTTGATGTTATTGTTCTATCATCATTGTTTATTTTAATTTTATATTTTTCTAAAATTCTACCTATTCTATGATGATCCGTATGATATATTTTCGCTATTCTTCTTAACGTATACTTTTGTTTCACATATAATTGGACTATTTTTATCTCTTCATTTTTTGATATTTCTATCAATTATTTATATGTTCCTTTCATTCTTACTCAGAGTAAATCCAGATTTAATGCTGCAGCAAATCTCTTGCTCCTTTCAATGTATTATTCTTTGTTTCCAAATAACTATTGCTGTAATAAATCACATAAAAATGCATAAATTTCATCTCTTCGACCTATATAATATAGGTTATCTTTTGGATAAAACCCATGGAAAGATACATTTCATTATCTTTCTAAATAGGCTGACTGGCTATGACACCAGCCAACCCAAACATATTAACCAAGCTCTGCAATAGCTCTATCCAGATCCTCATCAGACAGATTTTCCAACGCTTCATTCTGTCTCTTAGCCTTAATTGCAAGAAGTCTCTGTTTCATTTCACGGTTTTTCTTCTCATATTCCTTTGCTTCCTTTTCAGCAAGCTTTACACCAACAATATACTTAACGATCTCAATCTTATTGTAGAGTTCCTCATCTTCCTTGCTCTTAGTGTTCAGCAAGCTTTCCTCTTCGGATTTCTTTACCTCTGCATTCAGTATCTTGAATACAGAATCAAGGTTTGTAAGAGACAAATCCCATAGATCAATCACATTGATCAATCCTCTAAACGGAAACTGGTAATTATTACGTGTTGCTACTTCAAACAAATTTACTTCACTCATATTAATATTCTCCTTTTTTTCATTAAAACTTAATCTTCATGATACGTTCTGTTGCACCTTTTACTTTAACAACAAGTTCTGCCCTCTTCGTCATTGAGAATCCAATACCAGAAAGCTGGTCGTCAGTGTTTTCTACATGGCATTTTGCTCCCAAAGCCTCAAATACTCTCTTATGCTTCATTAAATCATTGTCAAGAAACTCAAGATAGAATCCATTAAGTTCTTCACTATTTACACAATCCTTTAAGAAGAAGAATAAATGTCTATGACCAATTCCATCCTGTTCATCAAAATAGTTCGGACTATAACTGATCACTGATACAGGAACAAACTGATTTGTATTTATTCCCCAAATCTCACGACTTGTCACAGAGGAAATTCCAGAAAGTTTTTCAGCGATTGTGAAATTACCATTTTTATCAAGAGTAACTTCTGCTACCTGAATATCCCCACTTACCGGCTTATTATATTCAAATGCATAAATTTCTCCGTTAAACTCAACTTCCGCCTTAAATCCCTTGCTTCCTCTATTGTGGAACTGATGTACAAAGAACTTGTAAACGCCTGGCTTCATATGAGTCATATCCGCCCATGTAATATTTTCTACAGAAGGTTTTCCTCTCATCTGTACCATAGGATGAGTGATATCAACATCTAATTGTCCACCACATCTTGAAATCGTAGGTTTTCTACAATTACCAAAAAAGATTTCATTTCCATCAGGTTCTAAACAATGTGCATCCAAATCACTATTATCATTCTGATCTTCATTCCACATAATTGAGAATCTAAGTACCCCGTAAATATTTCCACCAGCTGCTTTTACATTCTGTTTCATATCAGAGTCAGTAATATTTCCTGAGTAAGCCCAAGACAATCCATTGTTCCATTTGAACATTGTCTTAGCATCTGGATTTACAGGTGCAATCATAGAAACAAAATTCTTCTCATGTTTATTCTCTACAAAAGCTTCAATCTCTTTTGCAGTTGGAAGTACCTTATCAATAAAATCCTGTGCAGAAATCTCTTCAACCTTTGAAAATTTCTTCGGACTTACAGAAACTTCTTTCTCCATCTGTCCAAAAATATCATCTGCACCATTCATTCTTCTCGCAGCACTCTTATTAGAGAACAATACATTATTGACTGTAATATCATTCAAAGTGGCAAATCTTCTCTGCAATGAATCCATATATCCCAGTTCAGTAATTGTTTTCTTTGCGTCCTCAAGCATCTTCTTTGTGAAAATGGCCTTTGGTCTTTTATAGTTGCTCGGTGCTACAATCTGCTCATATTTTCTAACAGCAGTATCCAAATCCATATCTTCGCTCACATTTACAAGGAGTGTTCCAATAGAATGATTTCTAATTCTGCCAATTGCAATACCTGCTGTTATAGACTTCTCCCAAGCGTACAATTCCTTATCAGATTCAGATGTCAACTTATCATATTCCTTCTTGTACTTCTTGAACTCAGTAAGTACACCCTTCCATTCTTCACCCTTATAAAGCGTATTGGAATTAATCAGTTCAAGAATCGTATCAAGCGCATCCATTGTGATTTCATCAAGAGAACGCTTAAATACATTTCTTGTATCTCTAAACTGTCCCTTGATCTCTTCATTAGAACTGTTACTTTTATTCACAAATTTACTAGAAAGTTCCAGGAAGAAATGATCCCAACGATGAGATCTGCCATCAATCTCCTCAAAGTTAAAATCGGTTCCCATCTTCTGAAATGTAGTTGTGTAAATATCCGTAACCTTATGTGCTTTTACAAAAGCATCAAGAGCGTCACATACCGGCTGATATGTAGAATCATTAAGCTCAAGTTCCCAAATCGTGTGTACCTGATTGTCTTTAATAATTACAGCAGCACCAATATTTTTGATAAACTGTCTACAACAACTACAATCATGCTCTCTGCGTTCTCTGAAAATGTTATTAGTACCGGCAGGAAAACTATCAAGATAAGTATTCCATAACTCATCCTTATCAACATTTACTTCAAATAAATGTGTTACATCTTTCTGCATTTCGTTGAAGTGATCCTGTAATGCTTTCTTGAATTTCAAAAATCCATCCATTTTTGTATACCTCTTCTTTCTTTTATTGTTCTATATGGGTTATTCTCCAAATGGACTAACAGATTGTGACATCTGCTAGTCCTAAAATTATTTATTTCTACGCTTACCTACAATAAATCCAATGCCAAAACATACGCCAATGCAGATAAGAAATACTCCAATGTTTAACACAATCATGCTGTCACCTACTCAATAATCTTGAAGGAAACATCAGTACGTCTATTCATTGCACGATGCTCTTCGGTGTCATTGTCAACAACAGGGTTACTAGAACCATTTCCAACAATAACAATTCTATCTGCGGAAATACCATTCATAATAAAATAATTCTTAACAGTCTCTGCTCTCTGAAGAGACAGCTTCTTATTATATTCGTCCTGCGGATCAGAGTTAGGATTAGGATCGGTATTACCTGCAATCTCAATAATTGCACCATCCAGAACCTTTGCGATTTCAATAAACTTATTCAGCTCCTCAGATGCACTTGCAGAATCAGAGAACTTAGCTGTATTCTTGACGAAAGTTACAGATGCGGATCCACTCAGCAGAGCTTCAGTATCCTCAATAGTCTGCTTATTCTCTTCTGTTACCTTCACAATATTTGTATTAGATACTTCTGTTGTACTGAAGTTATCAGCAATAGTCTGAACATAGGTATCATCAAAAATACTGTCCACCAGATCTGCATTTACACTCTCACCAATAGAAGTCCATACCTTACACATATCAGAATAAATAGTTTTAGCGGTTCCATTTAACAGATCAGAATTATCTTTCCAAGTGGTTAATCTTGCAGTCGCTGCGCTTCCAATAATATCTTCATCAGAAGCCGTATTGAACATAGGCATTACTTCTCTAATTGCAGAGAATTCAGTATCATATAAACTAGAAGCCTCAAGAGATCCTTGAATAAACTTTTCAACCACATCAGCATGTGCCTCTGCGAAATTCTTATCAAATAAAATGCCATCCATTACAAGATTTGTAGAACTTGCTGTACTAAATAATACATGTGCATCTGTCATATTCTGAGCCTGAGTAAGATAAGGTTCCCATGTAGCTGCTACATCAACCTGTCCTGCGAAAAATGCCTTCGCAGTATCATCTGCTGTTGCAAACAGGACTAGATTATCAATAATTTCAGATTTCTGATCATCAGACAGATTAGAGTTATTTACAAACCAAATAACCAAAGTCTGTGCCTCAGAGAACTCAGGTACTCCAATTTTAGCACCAACCAAATCATTTACTGATGTAATAGAGGACTTCGCAATAATACCGTCTCCACCATTAGAGTAATTGGTGATATAAGGCATCACAACATCTTTACCTGCTTCAGTAAATTTCTTAGATAGAAATGCGGTTCTGTTAATTGTATATCCAGCTGCATTTAAATCACCCTTAATCAAAGCATTACTAGACTGTGTAGCGTCATTAATTACATTGATGTTTACATTAATGCCAAGTTTTCCATAAATAGAATCAGGCTGAGTTGTAAGACCACCATTAGCGTCAATTACAGACTTCCAACCAATCCATTCATCAAGAGATAGATTAATTGTACCATCACTACTATCCGTCTTTTTAGTATCTGTCTTTACATCAGTAGAAGTATTTACATTGGAATTTGCATCATTATCTGCCACAACACTATCTGTCTTAGTATCATTCTTCGTCTTAATAAAACCAGTCTTCAGTCCTGCTAAGACTCCACCTCCAATTAATGCTACAATCAAAATCATAATTAAAATCTTTGAAGCCTTCGTAAGTCTAAATCTCTTTGTACTCATTTTCTTTATTCTCCTTATTTGTTATACTTTTTCATCAGACCATCTAAATAATCGTTACTGCTTGTCTTTTTAGCCTCTGCTTCTGCTTTGGCAAGTTTAGTTGACATCTTATTGTTATGTACTACCTTGGATCCCTCAACAATAGCATCCAGATCTCTATTTTTATCTCTGACAGAATCCAAAAGTTTATCAGTTGCAGTCACATTCTTCAGTTCATCCATATCGTCATAGACTTCCTGTAACTGTTTCTTCACTTTCATATTCTCTACTACTTCCTTACTTTCTCTCTTCAACTTACGAAGATTCTTTTCGCACATTTCCTGTGCTTCCTTGGCTGTATTAGCAGCATCCTCATATGCTTTGATTAGTTCAGAATATCTTCTAATATCAGCTGCAACCTCTTCTCTTTCTTCTGCTTTTAATCTGGCAAGGTCAATCTTATTTGCTTTTACAAGAGATTCACATTCAGCTTCTACTTTTTCGATTCTTGCCTTCAAATTTTTCATATCTTTCTGAGCATTACTTAATTTACCGGCAGCAACCTTATATGCATTGTCTGCTTTATTATAAGCATCCTGTGCCTGTTCAATCTTCTCACCGTAAATAGCTTCTGCTCCTTCAGGAGTAGTTGCCATATCCTTGATAAATAGTCTTGTAAAACCTTTAAATAAAGATCTTGCTTCAGGGAACAATGCAAAGATTAAAACAACTAACACAATTGCTACGATAATAATAATGTTTCCAAGTTCCATTTACTCGTTTCCTCCTTCGATAAACTTAATAAGACCTGTAATTCTACCAATCTCTGTATTGATATTATTCTCCGAAGTCTTCATTTCTGTCTGCTGATCTGCGATTTCTTTCTCTAAGCGAGCAATCTCTTTCTTGTGATCTTCAATCTCAGTTTCCTTTGCACTAACAGTGGTATTACCTTCGTCAAGAATCTTATTCAATACATTCTTCAGTACTTCAACCCTATTTTCACCATCAATAGAAACATCTGTAACAGTCAGTCCAAATACTCCAAGGGTTGCTAATACAGATCCTCTTTTTGTCTCTGTAACCATTTCTTTAGGAAGAGAATTGATAAGCTCCTCAATCTTAAAAATTGACTTGGACTTATCAAATAACTCATTCTGAGTATAGATATCATCAATTAATGTATCTGTTCTTACCTCATCCAACTCTACAGGAACTGCTTCCTCTACATCATAACTTGTTTCCGTTTCATACTCTTTTTCATCTGGTACTCTTTCAACGAAAAAATCCTTTAAACTCATTTTTTTTACCTCCATATAATTTTAAAATTCTATAATCACGTCACACATTTTATTTGCTTCTTCTCTACTGTGTGTAACCATAATTATTGTGCTACTTGTTTCTTTGTGTTGATTGATTATCAAATCCTGCATTCTTTCTCTTGTCTCAATATCTAATGCGGATAAAGGTTCATCCATAAGAATAATTTCAGGATTCATAAATAATGTTCTTGCTAAAGCCAATCTCTGTCGCATACCGCCTGATAACTGTTTTGGATATTTATCTTCATTATTTTCTAATCCAACCAGCTTCATCATTTCTTTAGCTCTATCAACATCACATTTGTTTATTCTCCCTTTTACCTTCTTAGCTATGAGAATGTTATCTAAACATTTCAGCCAATCGAAAGAAGTATAATTTTGGTGCATCATATAAATGTTATTTTTACTAGCCTTAGTAATTAATTCTCCATTAACACTGATAGTTCCACTTAAAGGTTTCACAAGACCTGCAATAGTTCGTAGTAATGTTGTCTTACCACAGCCAGACTCTCCCAAAATTCCATATATTTTTGAATCAAACTGATAGTTGAAATTTTTAAGTAAAGGCTTATCTCTACTATAACCAGTATATAATTCACTTATCTCAATCATTGATGTACCTCCATTTAAAAATATGTTTGACTAACCATTTCGCAGAAAAATCAAATATTACGCTTATAATCATGATTACAATAATTGCCATAAATACTAAATCTGTTCTACCTCTTGATGAAGATTGTTGAATAATATATCCCAAACCGTATTTAGCGTTAATAGTTTCGCAAACCGCTATATAGGTAAAGCCTATGCCGTAACACATAATATAGCTGTTCAATACACCAGGAAGCGATGCCGGTATTTGTATTCTCCATATGGTTTGCAATTTACTCATACCTATTGTCAGTCCTGTATCTATGAGATCACCATTCACCTCATCAAGATTCAGGATCACAGATGGCATCATATATACGAATGTTGCAATAAATAAGAAAACAATTTTCATAAGTTCATCAATTCCAAACCACATAATTAAAAGAGGATAAAAAGCAGTAACTGGAATATATCTCATAATACTGATAATAGGATTTAGAACGTCCTTTGCTATTTTTGAGTTATAAACCAATAATGCTATTGGAAACGCAATCAAACCTGATATAAGAGTCGCAACAGTAATTCTCAAAAAGGAATATCTTATTGCTTTCGTTAACTGTCCTGTTTGAAACATTGCAATCATATCAGTGAATACAGTCTTAGGATCAGGCACAAATAAATGATTTACATGTTGTGCAGTTATATTCCACAGTATTAAAACCGCAATTGACAATGCTATTCTTTTTATAATAGTTTTCATTTTTTATTTTTCACCTTCATTGTCTTTATTCATGCTATTAGCATATGACCATTCTTTGAAATATTTATTTTCAGCTTTCTTACGTACTTCTACTGCATCATTAAAATCACTGAATAATCCTAAATATTTTCTTTTTCCATTTCTACTAATATAAGCTTGCCATTTTTGAGTTCCTTTATGAAATGACACTCCTGTTACGCCAGAAGTATTATTTTTCAATTTAACTTTATTGGCATTATTATCCGCTATTGTTCCAATACGTAAATATTTCTTCCTATTATCGTATGTATTATGTTTTATATGATCTACTCTTTCATTTGCTATCGGATTCATTATGATATTTTGCATAAATATTGTTTTCTTACCATCTGGTGAACATGTAACATAATCGCCATTATCATACCAATGATAATCTTTTATTTTGTCATAATCCTCTAAGTCAAAATAAAACTCTTGACCTGTATTAGTAGTCCAACCAATCCCATATTCTCCTGCTAAATCATAAATATTATCTTTAGAATTTTCTTTTCTGATTCTCCTAAGATTATCAACACGTAGGCATCCACAAGATTTTACTTTTCCCGATCTTAAATTATCTCCTAACACATTGATAATAGTTTTATCTTCACATGTGCATTCACATTCCCATCGCACATATCTTCTTCCTGTTTTACTATCTACTAAGTCATCAATTCTTCTTAGGACTTTTAATCGTCCAAACATTTTACCAGTCAAATCAATTAATTGTATTCTTATCACCTCCACTCTTTTATTCTCTTTTTATTTTGGAATTTTCTGAACAGAATTGTTCGATTGAATCCTGATGAAACGTGAATTTAGTTGTATAAATCTATAACTTTTTTGATACTTTCTTCATTAATAGTTTTTAGCAATCTATCTCTTTCAGATATCTTATCTCTAATTTTCCGCTTAACTCTTCCATTTTCCTTTCTAATGTCATGTACACATTCTAATTCAATCGAGAAAATATTTCTTTTCATTTCTGCGATTGCTTTTAGTTTCTTTTCAAAGTCTTCAGGATCCTTATAATTAACAAGATTCTTAGCAGTATTAATAATTTGTTGCTTTAAATCTTCGTATTGTTCAGCTTTATCAGCGTCTTTTTCCTCTTGTGTTGGTTTTCTAATTTGACTCTGTAATTCAGAAATCTCTTTTTCATATTTTGCAATAATCTGATTCCGAATATCATCAACTTTATCAAGAGAAGAAATCCATTCCAACTTAACATCAGCATATACGGCAGTATTCATAGGTGACAAAGTATATAAACAATAATTGCCGTTTTCTTTACATTTTAAAATGATGCCAATCTGGTTTTTAAAACTTTCCTCATCCTTTTGAAATAAAACAACATCACCTGGCTCAAACACAATTGTCTCTTCTTTTCGCATGTTATCATCTCCTATCTAAACAAAATTTTCATCTATTTCATCCAATACTTAAAATAGCTGGATTTACAACACCATTACCATCATAATTATATTCTCCATTGTGCCATTTTCTAAGAAATTCACCATATTCCCAACACTGTGAAAGAATGCTAACGGCACAACCATACATATATCCAGTGATACCTTCCACATCAGCTTCATTGCTCAGTTTGTAAGCATTATCAACAATAACTTTCATTATATCATCGGAAGATTCTTCAATTTTTTCTTCCATCATCTCAGCCCATCTCTCTGCATATGTAAAATAAGCTCTACTATATCCATCGCTGTTCTTATCATACCAATCTTTATATTCTTTCTCTTTTCCTTCTATAATTTTCATATGTTTATTCTCCAATCTTTTTATTCTTCTTATAATCCTGCACGAGATTGCCACAACATAATGGTAATTCCGCCTTTGCAGCAACATCTACAATAACTTTTAAACCACAGCTCTCTACTTTTTCTTTGATCATATTCATATTTTCCCAATTCCACTGGATAGCATCTTCGAGTCCATGTTCTTTGGTAGCTGTCGTAGTATTAAGTGGTGTGATTTTTACACAGAAGACATTAGGATCAAGACCATATAGCTTATTCGGATCAAGTTCCCATCCTGCTCCACAAATAAAATTAAGAGTAATAAGCCTATTATTATTTGGCATATTATTGAACTCTTTCTTCATTTCCTCAATGGTTACAACATTAGCTCCTCCAAATAAATACTTTCTCTCCCCTTCATTTGTACTGTTCGTGGAAATCTGAATGTGCATAAATCCATCAAGATATTCTTTTACAGGCATAACCTCATCTTTTAGAACATCAACTGGACTTTTACCGAATACCTTTACTTTTGGTAGAATCGTGTTATAGCAAGGTAAAAATGTGAATCCTTCACTATAAGTTTTCATATCTTTCATTACCTGTAAAATATTCTTCCAGTTATATTGTGGTTCCCCCATACGTGCAAAACCTACTTTAATCTTGTCGCTCTTTGCAACCTGCGGATGTTGATCAAATACAAATTCCAGCTGTTCCCACATCTCTTCTGTAGAAAGATTACCATGGAACCCTAATTCTGGAACTAAACAAAATTGACAATGCTGTGGACATCCATACTGTGTACTGATTGCAGTCAGCCACTTTTCCTCAAAAGGCACCAGATTCTTCTTAATCAGTTCTACATCATCCGTCATAATGATTTCCTGTGATTTTCCTCTCGTGTTTACATCCTGCATGGAAGTTGTCTCGATATAAAAATTCTTTTCCTTATTATAAAGGACATAAACACTGCCACTTGGATATGTATACTCTTTTACCAATTCAAAATGTTTCATTTTTAATTCGCTCCTTTGTCTCATACAAAATTTTATAAGCCGCACTTAATCCAGCTCTATCATCCAACAAAATATTGTAATAGATTTTATTGCCGGTAAAAGGAATATAAGAAGGAGATTCGTTTATGTAATCAACATGAATTCCAACCTCTATGCATTTATTCTCCATAAATTTGAATTTTGATTCATCACAGCATGTACTAAGAATTAGTGTACATCCCATATCCTTACATTCTTTCAATAAAGCAATTACTTTGTCGTATCTATAACCTTTGTTATAATAATCAAAGATTGTATTATCAAAATCAAAAGCAATAATTATTCCTTTATGAATTTTCCAATTTTCAACCAATCGGTCTATACACATATCATCATTAAGATATGGATCAACCGCAATATTGTTCAATTTCTTCATACTTTTTCATCCATGTTTTTCTATCCTCTTCCGTATAACCAAAGAAATATGGATAAAGCTTGTTATTTGTTGTGAAATAGTAATGATGATATTCTCCATCTGGTAAAAACATCACACCAGGAATATCAATCGTATCTTTCACTTTTAAAAAGTTCTGATAGGCATTTCGATTGCCAAACATCTGCCTGAATGTTACCTGTTTTACACCGATATCATGCATCTTATTTATATACGCAAGACAGTCCTCTGTGGTCATCCTCTCATTTAATACATTGATGACTCTCAGTTTCGTGGTCTTTTCAATTTCAGGGAGCATCATCCATAATTGTTCCATTGCTTTTGTATCATAGGATTCTATACTTAAAGCAATCTTTCGGAATTTCTGAACCAAACCCATATCGGTCGGCAGGATTCTGGTATGGATATCCAATTGCTTTTCATATTTTGTAGCCAGCTCATACATCCGGTTATAAAAGTCGATATTTTCCTGCCAATGATAAAAAGGATCTCCACCACCGGATAAATTCACAGTTGGTGCTTCCGATGTAGCAATACACCTTTCCAAATAGTCCCAGTCTATTTTACTTTTATCGGTGACTGCATTTTGCAATATTGGATGATGTTTTGTAATACAATATTTACAATGACAATCACATCCAAAATTTGTTATCACAGTAAATCCTCTATTTTGTTCAGTATACATAACGAAATCCTTCCTAATAATGTAAATGAAACTGTAGATTCCTAATAATCAAATCCACTTATCAATCTCACGAAATATATTTCCAAGTGAATCTACAATCATCAGATCTGTTTCCTCATTCAACATTACTTTTATTTTTTCTCTGTTTATCACAACTAAATGTTCTCCGCTAAAATATGAAATATAATTAGCGGCTGGATATACTTGTAATGAAGTTCCACCAACTATTAACATATCTGCTTTCTGAATAGCATTTATTGCGCTCATAACAGCATTCTCAGGAAGTTGTTCTCCATACAAAGTTACATCTGGTCTTATTTGACCTCTACATTCACACTTAGGAATACCCTCATTTGCAGTGAATATATAATCAGAAGGATATTCTTTTTTACACTTACTACAATAGTTTCTTTGAGTAGTTCCATGAATCTCAAATACGTTTTTACTACCGGCTTTCTGATGTAATCCATCAATATTTTGAGTTACAATTGCTTTCAATTTACAAATCCTCTCCATTTTAGCCAGTACATTATGCGTAATATTCGGTTCAATATTTCTTGTATCCATTTTTTGACGGTAAAATTCATAGAATACTTTTGGATTATTATATAAACATTCTCTACTCAAAAGATATTCTGGCTCATACTTATCAAACTGAATGTCATGTTGATTATATAAACCATCTTTGGAACGAAAATCAGGAATACCACTTTCTGTAGATACACCAGCTCCTCCAAAGAATACTATGTTGTTTGATTCTTCTATATATTCTCTCAATTTATCATATATACACTTTATAATCCTTTAATAATGAATTCCGACTTTTTCTAAATTCGCCAAGATTTTTTCTGCTTTTTCTCTATCACCAATAGCATTACAAATCATCTCTCTACGTGGAATAGAACTATATGGGACAAAATGTTTTGCACTCACATATTTCCATTCTCCATTTTCATAAATCAGAAAATGAGGATATCCGCAATTATCATTTCGCACATCATATACTTTTCTGATTACACTATGATCCTCTTTCTTAACCACTTGAAAAACTTCATTCATATACACATTCTCCTAAAACAAATTCTGAAAAGTGAAGTATCACCACAATCTCTACATTTCCATTACCTTTCCAATATTCAGACATCTTTATACAATTCACTCTCCATTAAATTAAAAATTTTCAGATTTTAAGATGAAAAACGGACGCACAACCACATTGTAACGACACCAAAGACAACCCACACGACCAACGGAGTCGATACACCGAACGTAACTACTGATGTTGCCAGTAGAAGCAGAATCAGGTGTCGCAAGCCAATAACAAGTATCTAGTTTAGAAATATTCTTTCTATATTTCCTATATAAATCAATTGTTGGAATCGCTAACACATCTCCAGTAACAGTTCCGTAGTCATCCAAACCATCAAGAGACAATAAATCTAATGTTATAGGAACTAATCTATCACCAAACTCTTTCTGCAAGTCTTTTGCCAACTTACTATTTACAAGCATATCTCTAACTTCTGAATTCTTGTAATTATTTGTAACACCAAATTTGCAGTTACCCATAAATCCATCCATGAAGTAATATGTAAATTCTCCGTTTGTTACTTTATTCCAAGCATACCCACAAATAGTAATAAACTTATCTTTTAGATAATCTTTAACAGTATCACGGAATTCCATTTCATATTTTCCCCGATCCGCATTAAACCAATCCGGTGTAATATCTTGATCAATGTTAAATTCCCATTTATCAACAGTAACCGCTTTATTCCCATTTGGTGGAAGTAGTTCTGCTCTTACAAACACTTTCATAGCATTCATACGGTCGTCTTCAATACCTAAACTATTAAGCAAATCAGAATGACTTTCATTTCCTTCTGGTGCTAAAACTACCTTATTCTTTAAAATAATTCCCGATTTAAAACAGCACATTTTATTATTCCCTTTCTATCTACTAATTATGTCAAAAAATAACTATTCACACATCACAAGCATGATGCAAACACAAATAATCAATATTGCTTTACAAATTTTCTCTTTCACATTTCACCTCTCGAAATTTCGATTTCAATATCATTTATTTTTCAGACACAATTTTCTGAAACATATCATCAACAGAATCCAATAAATCATATCTCTTATCAAATGTAGCTGTTGAGCTCCTGGCAAATTTACGCTCTGCCATATCGATGTAATAAGTTGTGCTCCCATCATCGCCCATATAGAATTCGTCCCATTCTTCATCTCTCATCAATCCTTTGACATATAATTGATCAATTGCAAGGTTATCAAAACTAACTACTTTAAATTTATCAATAATATCTTCAAGATTTACATATAACCAATTTTGATTTGCGACAATATTCTCATGATCTTTTATGTAAAAATCATCACCACGTCTAAGATGTTTATATCCAAGTATCAGTATCTTTAGATTATTATTCTCCAAAATTTCTACATCTGAAGCACTTAGTATACCGTTAATCACATGGATAACTGCATTAGGATATTGCTTAATAAGTTCAATAAATCTTTTTGTGGGATTTACAAGAGATACACCAAGACCATAGATAAGTTTTTCATCAACAAGTCTTCTGATGAGTTCCTGTTTCTTCTCAAAATGAATCTGGTTTACAGTCATGTTTACAATAACTTTTCTATCTTTGAGTTTCTGTAAGAATGGAATTAAATCAGGATGACTTGTAGCATCTCCACCACCAAGAGCAACTTCCTGATACGGATGAAGCGTGTTAATGAATTTCTCATTCAGAATATCTCCAAATTTACCATCTGTTGTACTACCTTCATGACAGAATGGACATCCCATATCACAAAAATTTGTTATTTTAATATCCATATTCTCTGCAAAAGCTGGAACAAACTCATCATCTTCTGTCTCTCTGATCTTAGTACCATCACTCAAGATTGTGGTTATAAAATTTCCATTTATGTATCTTCCTAATAATCCCATTCTTAAAATCCTCCTAAATTAAATCAACCATCGTATCCATATTTACCAAATGAAACAATTTTATCTCCACTTTTACTTGTATATCTATATACAAATGTTTCAAGATCATCGTTCTGCCACTCATCATAGGTTTTAGCATCCTCGTCTACAATATTGTTTTCTTTTGCGTATTTGGTATAATACTTTTCTTTCGCAGATTCTGACAAGTCTGACCAATCTTTAGAAAATTCATCTTTGTGATTTTCATAGTCTTGTGCTGCATATTTCTTATCATCATCTGATAAACTATTTGCTTTTACAAATGACCTAGAATCCCATTCATCAAAAAGAAGTTCACCATTCTTCCACTGTTCAAACTCTTCCTCACTACACATTGTAAGTGAATGCGTGCTTGATGAGTTAGTTTCAAATACTCCACGTCTAATCTGTCTCTTCATATTATTAATTTCCTTTCATGTAAATTTCATAATTATCGAATTCTGGCTTTAAATCACCATAATTTGTATAAGTACCCCACCTTGTTTTTTCTTCTCCTTCGTTTACATACATTCTGTCATCAAATTCGTCTGAATTATCATTTCCTGTGATAATCTTTGAATCTCCAAATAAGTATCTAAATAATTTATCTGAATCATGTAATACATCATTAATAAAGTCCTCGGTCTCATTAGAATGATCAATGTATCCATAACCATCAAAATCATAATAAGATCTAATTTTTCCGTCATATTCCCATGATGCTTCTTTCAATTTTGGTAAGTTATATTCAATGTTATTATTTTCCAAAATATCTTTTAGCTTTCGTAAATAATCATCAGCCTTATCTTTATCAAAACTTAAAATTGCTGTGATTAAATATGATGCCTTACTATACAAATCATCATATTCGTTATTTTCCCAACCGAATTCACCAATAGTAAAGTCAATATGTTTTGATAAATTATAGTCGCCTTTTGCTATACAAATTGCATGTGTACTTGATGAATTTGTTTCAAAAACTCCTCTACGAATTTGTCTCTTCATCGCAATATTCTCCCTATAAACTCTCATATCTCTTCAGCATTTTAGCATAAACATCGTCTTTGCTTGCATAATACTCATCATCCAGCTTCTTCTGAATTTCTTTCTTACGCTTATCGAGTTCCGTCTTCAGTTCTTCTTTCTCCTTACGCTGCGCAACACGCTTTTCATATGCAGAAATATCAATTTTCCCAATGACTTCTGCTATAATGGTCATTTTATATCGTTCTCTTGATTCTTCTACACTAATGATTTCATAAATTTTTGCATTAGGGTTATTATTGCTTAATGCTACCATATCCCCTACCTTATAATCATTTCCATCATCATAAATAGCAAAATGATACTGTGTGCAACCCCGTTTAATAACTGCTACCTTACTAAATCCTTCTAATTTTACCATAATAATCTCCTCTACTTTTCTGCATCAATAACCAAATTTCCATAACCACTTTCATAGATAAGAGCTTCCGATAGCTTTACTGAGGCACAATTTTCGCCACCTCCATCGATTGTAATCTCAATATTTGGATTTATCTTTGCGATTTTATCCAAAATATTTATTACCTCATCAGCTGTGCATTGCTTTGTGTTTTTCTTATTAACCCATTCTGCGAACTGTTTAAAATCGTTCTTGTCCATGCAAACCTCAGAATAGTAATAATCCTTATTCCGAATAATCGCCCAGATTTTCTTTAACTTCTCTCTGAATGAACATTGCTCTCTGTAATAGTTGCCACTCGTATGTGTTACAAATGCATAATCTCTATCTTTGTAATCACAAATTGCAAAATGAATACCTTCGTCGCAACCACATTTACAACTGATAATCAGCTCATCATCTTTGAAATTTTTAAATACTGCCATTTACTCTTCTCCTTGCCAATATTTCATTCTTCTTTCGACTTCTTCATCATTTTTCTTGTCATTAAAATACTTATAAGCAAGTGTCATGGGATACGCAGAATCTTTTGCTCTGTCCCACATCATAAATTCACACCAGTTCGGCTCTTTGTATCCATCTTTACTGTCGTTACACCAGCTTGGATCTTCAAACAAACCATCAAAAACACTCTTAAATGAATTCTTTTTTCTCTGAATATTTCTATCATTGATAATAGTTGACTTTCCATATCCTTTGATTTCTACAAGAACATTTTCACAACCTACTCTCTTACAAAGTCTTACAAACCATTTCATAAATTCTCTATAAGTTTGTTCAAATTCTCTGTCTCTTAAGGCAGCATCTACTACGAGAATATATTCATCTTGAGTTTGTAACCAACCTCTATCGTAGCTTTTATTACCATGCCTATCTTTTAAATTATTGGTTCTATCTCCGAATTCATCACATGAAGATGAACTATTATAACCATTCTTCTGAATAACATATACATCCATATCTCCTTCAGATCCTGTTACTCTTGGCAAATGATCCAAAACCGTATCAAGTATATATCTCTTCTCAGCCTGAGTTCTTCCCATAGGACTAACTGTTACGGTTCCATTTATATAAGTCCAATATGACATTTTTACACCCTCCTATGCTACTGCTACCGTTTTCTGTTTTGAATTATCTTCTACATTTTTAACAAATTCATCAAAATCACGCTTCATGTATGTATAATTGACCTTCTGATCAGGACTGAAAGACGAATTATTACTTTCATACTTCTTAATCCAGCCCTCAAAACTCAGATCCTGATCATTCATACAAGCATAAGCCATAACAGCCACCAATGCAGTCTTACATGCTGTATAAACAGGAGAATCAATCTTTACACAGTCATCTACCATGTCCTCATAAAATGATATATCCTCATCGTTTACTTCTGCATTTACATTGTTCTGAACGAATCCAATAACAGTATCATTTGTAACAGTATCCACTTCGTCGGTTTTGACCTCATCCACATTGTTTTTAATCTGTAAATACTCATTCATTAATGCGGTATATGTATTAATCTTTGCATTAACAAGCTTTTTATCAGTAGTTCCTGGTTCCTTATCTAAAGAATCGTAGCTACGTCCGTTAATTTCTTTAGAATGTAAACTTGCTACTAATTCCTTCAGGAAATCTGCAAACTTAGAATCATCCATACCAGTCTTGGTAAATTTATGAAATACAACTAACCACACCGGAATGTCCTTCTTCACTAAAATTGCCTTACATTCTTCTCCACAAACATTTTCGATTCTATGAAAGTATTTCTGAATTGTATTAAATTCTTCCATATTTCCATTATCCTCAAGGTAATCACATACCTCTTTTGCTCCACGTTTATATGAATCAAAATGAAAAACATTCATAACAGATCTGCATACTACCTGTAAATATTCTCCATTCTTTCTGCACGTATCAGAATATTCGATAGAGTTTTTGAAAAATCCTTCTTCTGCGATATTCTTAACCTTACGTGCATATGTAGGGAGCCATGTTAATGCTCTCTGACTCGTATTCATACCTTTATGATTATTAAGCTTTCGTACAAGTTTACTTACTTTTTTCATATCACAATTTGGATAGGTGGCAATTTTAATTTGATAATTATCAAATTTCTTCTTTAATTCATTGGGAAACTCATCGTATGTTTTGCCCTTTAAATCAAAGATTTTCTTTTCCCATAAAATATTACCATCATCATCTCTTACAATTTTTCCGTTTTCATCAATAACCTTAGTCTGATATTCAATTTCAGAGTCTTCCGTTTTGGCAGAAAACTTGTGATTTCCAAAACGGATCATTAACAATGCAGTTGTTCGCTGTAAACCATCAACAATATACTTTTGAACAATATAATCATTTAATGGAACCTCTGCTAAAATTAAAGGAGCATTCCTGTTAAGTAACAAATAACCGGTTTGCAAAAAATGAGTGCCACCCATAGAATAATGATTGTTAACTTGGCGGTT